AAGAAAGCCGGACTGGCTGCCCGGCTTTCCTGTCCAAATTTATTGTAATAGGAGGGAAAGAACATGAGCTATGAAGGTCTCAGGGGGGACGGTCTTACGAGCTTAGGCGGCATTAAAAGTCCCGGATGTCCCCGCGGCGAACGCGGTGGTGAACACGGCCTCCGTGGCGAGCCCGGCCCTTATTGCGCACGCACTGAGCTGGAACTGGTCGCACACCTAATCCAGGAATTTGAACGTGCATCAAGCACTACCGCCCATCAATTTAATATGGGTGACGGCCATAACCACCGCACTTCGGTAGACGGGTACGCGGTTCTGCAAGCGGTAGGGGCATTACGCAATTACCAAGTCTTGCTCAGTCATCCGCTGAACGAGTTGATCGCGCCATATGTTTTCCACGCCCGCAATATCCGATAAAAAACGAATCGCATCGTCCAGGCCCATACCGTCATTTAACTGGTCAAGATATTGAACGATTCTCCATAAGTTCGGATGCTCTTTAAAGAGCGGATAAATCTCGTATCCAATTGTTCTATTTACAAAGTGGTCTTCGCACTCCCGCTTTAAATATGCAAGGTTTTTTAGAATAAAGTTAGATAAGGGAAGGCCATTCAGACGATACCGCTTGTCCATGTCTTCTTGGATGTAACGAGGGAAGCAATCGTAATATGGAGCAAGCGGTTTGCACGGGGAAATATCGCGCTTTTCATAGATACGTTCAAGGATAAACCAAGACATAATTTGGCATATGGTCTCCTCAAACCAGCGAAAGCTATCGCAGACATCTAACGAGACCATGAAATGGCACAACTCATGGGAGAATTGGTAAATGTGCTGCAAGTAAGTGTTGTCACTAGATGATAGAAAGATTAGATTGTAGGCGCGCCAAGTGACAGGGGAGTCATTCGTGTGGGCTACAGCCAGGGTCGCATGTGAATCTACTAACGCTTTGCCCAAAATACTCTCAAACTCCAGTCCTACAAATTGTAACACTTTGGAAATGGCTTCTCCATCTTCAATTGAAAATCCGGTGCTTCCATCGGCAAACAGGCTCCAACGCATATTGGGGTCTAAAGAAAAATTGTAGCGCTTCATACAAAACGCCTCCCTTCGAGGTGATTCTACCACATTCAACCAATTAAGACAACCAAACCACGACAAGGAGCACCAATGAGAAACGCAATCGAACGCACCGTCCTGGCCGTCATGCTCATCCTGGCCTTGACGGCGGACGGTCATGCGGAATCACAGCCGAGATACCGGGCCACCTACATAACCAAGCCGATATCTGCGGTCACGGCGGACAGGCCCACAGCGCCCACGCCGGCCCGTGAGGAGCCAGTGGAGCAATCGGGCATCCCATTACCCCCTGACCTCGCCGCAGTCCTTACGGTTGCCTGTGAGGCCGAGGGAGTGCCCCAGGATATCGCCCTGGCGGCCATGGAGCATGAGAGCGGCTTTGACCTGGATGCCGTCGGCCCGGACGGGCATGATATCGGGCTGTTCCAAATCCGCCGGTCTAACCACTCTTGGCTGACAGAGGAGACCGGCGCGGACCCCATGACCCCGGAGGGTAATATCGTCTGCGGCGTGTGGTTCCTGTCCTACCTCTACGACTACTGCGGCGAGAGCTGGCCGGCCGCGCTGACCTGTTGGCGGTGGGGACCTGGGCACGGGGAGACGAGCGAGTATGCTTCGACGGTATTGGCCGGGGCGGAGAAATGGAGGTGAAAACGTGAGTGTCGGCAAGCAAGTCCGCCGCGAAAATTACGAGGCGGTGGATGAGAAGACAATGGAGCTCAAGGTGCTCCGCATCCTGGAACAGAGGGGGCGGTCCTGCGGTGAGCAGGTAATGCGGGCCATGAAAACCAGCAACCCAAACAACGTCCGTCCGCGACTGAGTACGATGAAAAGGTCTGGAAAGGTGGCCGAGGTGGGGAAGACGGCGAACAGCCAAGGCAGGCCGGAGACGGTCTATGAGATTACAGAAAAGGGAAAAGCCGCCCTCCGTGGTGCGAACACGGAAGACGGCGCGACCAGCCATGAGGCTGACCAAAACTAATATGCCCTCATTGTAGGGCGAAGAAGGGATTTTGTCAAATGAAACTTATTTATAACGTGGAGATTCCCGGAGAGAGCCGCAAGCAGAAGCGCCCGAATGATTACGTGAGCACCCTCACCGCCTTTCTGGCGTCCGGGCAGAGCGTGGCCGAGGTGAACCACAAGCGGCACGGGAAAGCTGTGGCCTCCGTATATCAGAGCTTCTTTATGGCACGGAAGCGGATTGGATGCTCCGTGAACATTGTCAAGCGCGGCGACCGCCTGTTTCTGGTCCAGGAGGGCGGAGAAGTCAATGGGCAGAGTTAGGCCGTACCTATGTGACAGCAATGATGTGGACGCGGTGGCCTGCTGTGAGGAGTGCCGCGGGGAGCTGTACACGGCGGAAGCGGCGGAGCCGGACGAGTGGGGCCGGGTGCTGTGCCCGGATTGCCGGGAGCGGCTTGGGAATCCCGGCTATGACCCGGATACCGTGACGCTGGTGATGGGCGTCATGGACAAGGTGCTGGAACGCTGGCTGGCGGATGGGCCGCGGGGCGAAATCTGGAATGCGGTGGCGCAGAAGTTCCCGGATTAGGAGGTCATATGAATATTTTTGAAAAGATATCCGCCATCATGACGGACATTCAATACCTGACCAAGGACGACCATGTGTCGTTTGGCAACACGAGCTACAAGGCTCTTTCAGAAGAGAAGGTCACTTCCATCATGCGGGCTGAGTTGCTCAAGTATAAGCTGGTGGTATACCCCCTGGTTCAGACCTCCAGCCGTACAGGTTCAATAACCCATGTGGACGTGGTGTACCGTATGGTGAACGTTGAGAACCCGGAGGAGTACATAGACATCGCCTCCTGCGGGGATGGGGCGGACACCCAGGACAAGGGCAGCGGCAAGGCCATGACCTACGCTTTCAAGTACATGTGGCTGCGCACCTTCGCCCTGCCCACCGGCGAGGACCCAGACAAGATTTCAAGTGCGGAGCTGGACGCGATTGCAAGCGAACGCAAGAAATCGTCTGCCATCTTCTGTGAATCCTGCGGCGCCGAGATTGAGGATTACAATGACGGGCGGGATATCATACCGGCGGCTGCAATGGCGAAACGGTCCCGCGAGAGATACGGCAAGACCCTTTGTATCAAGTGCGGGAAAGAGGCCCAAAGGGCCGGTGCTGGCGCATGACCATAACCGCAGACAAGGGGCGGTGGTATGAGGACGGAGACGGTTTCTGGTTCGCACTGCGGACCAGGGACCGTGCCGCAGCCGCAAAACTCTCCGGGCAGATGGAGGGCAAGAAGTGGTCCGTCGAGGTTAAGGAGCGGCGAGGAAAGCGCAGTCTGGATGCCAATGCCTATTGCTGGGTGCTGCTGGACAAGTTGTCTATCGCCCTTGGCCGCCCCAAGACCGAACTGTACCGGCAGTATGTCAAAGACATTGGCGGCAACTGCGAGACGGTGTGTGTGGTGGACAAGTCCGTGGACAAGCTGCGGCAGGGCTGGGAGCACAACGGCCTTGGGTGGCCCACGGAGACCATGCCGTCCAAGCTTCCGGGGTGTACAGTCGTTTTGCTCTACTACGGTTCCAGCACATACGATACTGCCCAAATGTCCCGCTTAATTTCCCTTATCATAGAGGACTGCAAGGCCCAGGGCATCGAGACTATGACTCCTGCCGAGCTGTCCCGGCTCATGGAGGCGTGGGATGGATAGCATCATGCAGGATATTCGAGAGTGCTATATCACCGGCGACACCCATGGATTACATAAGCACCACATCTATTTTGGCAACCCTAACCGCCGCATCAGTGAGGCATGGGGGTTCTGGGTGTGGCTTCGCTGGGACTGGCACAATGGAGCGGAATACGGGGTTCATTTTAACCGTGACCTGGACTTGAGACTGAAACGCGCCTGCCAGGAGCGGTTTGAGGAGAACCACACACGGGACCAGTTCCGCCAGATTATCGGAAAAAGCTATTTATAGGGGGCATTATGCTAAACAGAATTGTACTAATGGGCCGCCTGACAAGGGACCCTGAATTGAGGCACACGCAGTCAGGCACGCCGGTGGCGTCGTTTGCCATCGCCTGTGACCGGGATTTCAAGGACAAGCAGACGGGGGAGAAGGCCACGGACTTTATCGATATTGTGGCGTGGCGGAGCACTGCCGAGTTCGTCTCCCGCTTCTTCACCAAGGGCCGCATGGCCGCGGTGGAGGGCCGGTTGCAGGTGAGGGACTACACGGACAAGGACGGCAACAAGCGCCGCGCCGTCGAGGTGGTGGCCGATAACGTCTACTTCGGCGACGCCAGGAAGGACGCAGAGGGCGCTGGATGCTCCGCCCCTGCCGGAGGCTATACCGCCCCTCCTGGGCCGTCTGGCGGCTTCGGAGACCTGGACGACGACGGCGAGCTGCCCTTTTAAGGGGGCGAGAGCGTGCCGGATAGAATCATCAAAGAGTCCATCTGCACCAGTGAGACCTTGAACCAGCTTACGGACTTTGAAGAGCGGTTTTGGAACAGGTTAACGGTGAACTGCGATGATTATGGAAGGTTTGACGCAAGACCGGCGATATTGAAGGGGAGACTCTTCCCCCTCATGGACGGAAAAACGCACAAGGATATGACTGCGGCGCTTTCGAGACTGGCGTCTGTGGGTTTGGTTGAACTCTACGAAGTGGATGGGAGACCGTTCCTGCAAGTTGTCACATGGTCGAAGCACCAGCGTATCCGCGCAAAGCGTAGCAAATTCCCGTCACCCGCAGAATCTTGCCGTCAAGTGACGGCAGACGGCGTCGAATGTCTCCGTAATCCAATCCAATCCGAATCCAATCCGAATCCGAATCCAAATGATAGCGCAGAGCCCGCAAGCGGCTCTACGCCGCCGGTGTGCCTCATCCCGTTAAACACGGGGGCCGAGTACCCGATTTCCGAGGCACAGGTAAACGAGTGGAAGACGCTATACCCCGCTGTAGACGTGGTCCAGGAGCTGCGGGAGATGCGTGGGTGGTGTCTAGCCAACAAATCCAAGCGCAAGACCGCCGCAGGCGTGCTGCGGTTTATCACGGGCTGGCTCTCGCGGGAGCAGGACCAGGGAGGGAGCAAAAGGCATGGAACGGCTGCAAGTCCAGATACCATTGGCGCTACAGAAGCGGATGGACGCAGATGGAATCTCCAATCTGACCTGTGAAGAGCTCGCACAGAGGCAGATAGAAAGCATCAACGCCTCTCCCGGCTCATTGACGGGTATTGATTGCCCTGAATGCATGAACCGTGGATACTTCGCACGGTTGGACAGTCTGCACAGGCGGTACAACGAGGAGTGCCGGTGCATGGCCCGGCGGAGGAGCATGGACCGCATCAGGCATAGTGGCATGGCCGAGCTGATGGAGCGCTACACCATGGAGAACTGGGAGACCCCGGAGCAGTGGCAGGCGCGCGCGAAGAAACTCGCGTTGAAGTATGCCGAGAAACCGGACGGGAAATGGTTTTGCATGGTGGGGGCTGTCGGAGCCGGGAAAAGCCATCTCTGCACAGCATTGACCGGGATGTTAATCAACACCGGGTTAGAGGCGCGTTACGTCCTCTGGCGGGATTTGGCTGTACGCGCAAAAGCGATGGTCAACGACGAGCCGGAATACAACCGTCTGGTGGGACCGTTGAAGCGGGTAAGGGTGTTGTATATCGACGACTTGTTCAAAGTCGGGAAAGGCGGAGCGCCGACGGTAGGCGACGTGAACCTCGCCTTTGAAATCCTGAACCACCGTTACAACAACCCGAAGCAAATCACCATCATAAGCTCCGAGAAGAGCATCGACGAGATACTGAATATAGACGAGGCGGTTGGGAGCCGCATTTACGAGCGGTCCAGGGGCTTCTATTTACCGCTGGCCGGGATGCAGAACTGGAGGTTGCGTAAGTGAATAAATACGGCAACAAAAAAACAGCCCGCAACGGCATCGTCTTCGACAGCGCGAAGGAGGCGGCCCGGTACGGTGAGTTGCTGCTGATGCTCCGGGCAGGGGCTATCAAAGAGCTGCGGCTACAGCCGGAGTTCACTCTACAGGAGGCGTTCGCCACCCCGGAGGGCGAGAAGATACGGGCCATGCGCTACCGGGCGGATTTCTCCTATCTGCGCCGTGTGAAGGAGGGGCCTGATATCAGGTGGGAGTCTGTCATTGAGGATGTAAAGGGCTATCGGACCAAGGAGTACGAGCAGAAGAAAAAACTCATGGCCGGTATGGGCCTGCATATTGAGGAGGTGTAGGGGATGGGCGAGTACCGCCCCGAAGTCTCCTGGGTGAAAACGGTGAAGCGGAGAAAGCTGATTATCAAAGCCAGCCCCTGCAAGCGGTGCGGTCGTGATTGCGGCATGAAGAGCTGCGCGAGTTTCCAGCGGTGGTTTAAGACTTCATGGAGAGAGCTGAAAAGGTATCTGGGCAACACGGCCCAAACGAGGTGAACAAGACATGAAGCATCTGGGAGACATCACCCGGATTGACGGCGGGGCGATAGCCCCCGTAGATGTAATAACAGGCGGAAGCCCGTGCCAGGACCTGTCGGTGGCCGGGAAGCGGGCGGGCCTCGCCGGGGAACGGTCCGGGCTGTACATGGAACAAATCAGAATCATCAGGGAGATGCGCAATGCAGACATATTACGAGGCAGAACAGGCCAGCTTATTCGCCCCCGGTTCATGGTCTGGGAGAACGTCCCCGGAGCGTTCAGCTCCAACCGCGGGGAGGACTTCCGGGCGGTGCTCGAAGAAGCCGCGCGGACCGCGGACCCCAACGCCGTTGTTCCTGGACCTCCGGCGGGTCGATGGCCTGCGAGTGGAGCCGTACTGGGAGACGGATGGAGCCTCGCTTGGCGCGTACTCGACGCGCAGTTTTGGGGAGTGCCCCAGCGCCGCCGCAGAATCGCGCTTGTCGCAGATTTTGGAGGCCGCGCCGCCCCAGAAATACTATTTATCCGCAAAGGCGTGTTCGGGGATATTGACGCGGGCCCGGCGGCGGGGGAAGCCTCTTCCGCCGGAGCTGGAGGCGGCGCTTATCCAACAGTCGCAAGAAGCCTGACAGCACGGCATGACGGAAGCCCATGCGTGGACAGAGGACCCAATATCATAGTTCAGGCGGCGGGGTTCTCCGGCGGCCAGGGGGCCAAGTCTGGCGGCATCGGCTACGCCGAGGAGTTAAGCCCCACCCTCAAGGCGGCCGCCAGCGGGAGCAACCGTTCGCCGTGCGTGTTAAGCGTGGCCGAAAATCAACGCCACGAACTCAGGACTGCGGAAGTATTTCCGTCAATATCGACGGGCGGTGGAAAACCGGGGCGTGGGTATCCATGCGTCTTTGAAAACCACGGCCAGGACAGCCGCCTCACCGGGCCGCTGGAGGTTGCCCCTACGGTGGCGCAGAAATTTGGGACCGGCGGGAACAACACGCCGCTGGTCATGTCTCAGCAACGGTTTGGGGTGTACCGTGAGGGCGTAGGAACGCTGACGGCTCGCAACGGGACGCGGCACACCGGGGAAACGCTGGCGGTAACCGGCCAGACGGTCCGCCGCCTCACGCCACTGGAGTGCGAACGGCTCCAGGGCTTCCCGGACGGCTGGACGGACATCGGGCCGTGGGTGGATAGCAAGGGCAAGCTCCACAGGGAGAGCTCGGACAGCGCCCGGTACAAGGCACTGGGCAACTCCATCGCCCTGCCGCCCTGGCGGTGGGTGCTCCTGCGGATAACCGCCTGTTACGAGCGGCCCGCCACCCTGGGGAGCCTCTTTGACGGAATCGGCGGCTTCCCGCTCATTTGGGAGCGCCTGAACGGCTCCGGTACGGCGCTGTGGGCCAGCGAAATTGAGGAGTTCCCGATAGCGGTGACGAAGTGTCGTTTTGGCGTATAACCCGCAACCCCTTGGAACTCAATAAGAAAATGCCGAAGTATCGGCAAAAGTAAATCCGATGTCCAGTAGGTCGGTGATGATAGAAACAAAGTCGGCCTGGCTGCTGAGGACCTCTGGAACGAGATAGCGAGGAACCCCGTCATCCAACAGTTCGTACAGAGATGTAAGATACATCCGCTTTATATCCTGGTCTCCGTTGAACATGGTGTTAATGTCACCCCAATGTGCTTTCGGATTGCATCCCCAGATATGAATGCTTTGGATGTTGTGGCGGATTGCTTTTAGGTGCTCCAACAACGGAACTATCCTGCCGGGTTCTTCCAAAAGATGATGAGCTGTCAGAATCTGTGGTACATCAAAAGCAATGCGCAAGTCTGACTCTGTATTGTCCAGTAAGTCAGAAAATGTAATAAAACTCTTATATGTTGAAAAAAGGAACTGTTTTCCAAGCATATTCCCCGTGCGGTTCTCCAGCACAATCCGGGTTTCCGGCGCCCACTGGCGGAATTGCGCCTCAAAGACCGCAAAGCGCTGGAAGAACTGCTGCCAATCGCTGTTTGTTTTGTATGGCGGATGAATCTCCAGGACGGTTGGCGGAACTCCTTTGCAGAGCTCTCGGACAAAAGAAGCAAATTCTGCGGCCCAGGCTTCGGAAGTCCAAAGCAGCGGGATACCACGTTCGTAGCTGTCGCAGATAATGGGGAACCGTTGCGTAAGCGAGGACGGCTTACGGATTCCTGCGCTGTACTCCGTGTGTAAGCTGAACGGTGTAGTTGTCTTAATGCTGTCTTTTGCAAAGTGCGCGGCTACCTCGTCGATGTGTGACGTTATCCCACTAGGGTATGTACGGCCAGTGAATTTCACTGGAATAAAGTGAGCCATAATATTGCCTCCTTTGTGCTGATTATAGCATACAGGGGTTTAATTGAACAGGAGGCCGCAAATGAACGATAAGACCCAGGAGAGGGCGGCGGGAAAGCCCGCGCCGGAGGAAGGGAAGGAAAATGCCAATTAAAAACTACACCTCGACGGTGGACGTGTATACGAGCCTCGGGAAGATTCAGGGGGCACTTGCCAGCCATGGAGCGCGGCAGATTATGGTGGACTACGATGAGGCGGGCCAGCCTGTAGGAGTGGCCTTTGCCATTGAAACCCTGGCAGGGCGGCGGGGGTTCCTGCTTCCAGCCAGCGTGGACGGCGTGGTTACCGTGTTTGCAAAGCAGAAAATTAAAGCCGACCGGGAGCAGGCGGCAAAGACTGCCTGGAAGAACCTCCAGGACTGGGTGCTGGCCCAGATGGCGATTATCGAGGCGGGTATGGCCCAGCTCGACGAAGTGTTTTTGCCCTACCTGACCGATGGCCGGGGGCGGACATTATACAGCCTGTACCAGAGCGGACAACTGGCGCTGGGGGAAGGGGAGCAAGCATGACCGCTGAACAAATACAAGCCTATGAGTGGGCAAAAAATCAGAGTTACCAGTCAGTTGCGGCGAGATACGCAAAAGAACTTTGCGGAGTAATTGACGCCCTCCAGTCCGAGAGCACGCAAAAGGACAAGGAGATTGAGCGGCTGAGAAAAGAGAACGAACGACTTGCATTAAATGGCGGTAGGTATATGACCATTGCGGAGCAGCGCTATGAACTGTACTCACACGCGCTGGATACGATAGAAAAACGAGAAACAGAACGGGACACACTCCGCGACAGCGTGGCAGATTTTATCGTCGAGAACGCCGACTGTCTGAAAATTGCCATTGATACGCAGGACCGCCACTATCTCGAAGTGTTGATAGCGCAATGGCGCGGCGCGCAGGGGGAGGGGTGAGCATGGATATCAGAGAGGCAATCATCCACGCAAGGCAAGTAGCTGAGGGGCGCGGCGTTGATAGCCGGGATTGTGCCTACCAGCACGACTACCTGGCTGACTGGCTGGAGGAGCTGCAAGCCTATCACGCCAAAATCCCCTTCGACCGGCTGGACGAGGCCGCCGCGCTGGTCAAGGCTCGGGACGAGGGGCGGGTGGTGGTGCTGGATACGCCCCGCAAGCCCCTTGTGTGGGGCAACGATGACCACGAAACCTGTCTCTGCCCTGACTGTGGTGCAGACTTGATGGGCCTACACTATGGAGAACGTATAATTTTGCAATGTCCCGTTTGTGGACAGTATTTGGACACGACAAAGGCAATCACCCGCGCCGAGGCAGAGGCGGCGCAGCGGGAGGAGGGGCAATAAAAACCGCCCCGGTTAAGGGGCGGCATTGAGAATCCTCATAGTGGTCTGGTGCGTCTGGCGCAGTTCTTTTACAACCGGGTCATCCTCTGGCAGGCCGGAGCAGAACGCGGGGATGGTCTTTGAGAGTAATTCCAGGGTTTCGGGGCGATAGGGCTGCTTGGCCGCTGTGCTGCGGAGTAAGTCGTTACCCGCGGCCTGGGCCTGCTCGACCGCATGCGTCTGACCAGCGGCTTTGGCCTGCTTCGCGAGTCCCGATAACATTCGCAAAATCAAATCTACCTCATACGCCGTGTAGTACATTGAATCACCTCAAAGCGAGTATACAGGGCTGCGGGTGGGGTGTCAACAAATAACGTCCGGCCAGAGCCGGGGGAGGTTTATATGGAAGCAATCATAGCGGCCATTGAAAAGGCGGTTGAAAATACAGTCATAAAAGAGTGGCATCACGACGGGTATCTCGATGGGACCTATTGCGATGGCGTCCGTTGCGTTATCGACGGAACACATTATTTGATTGCTGTCAGTGAGGAGGCCGACCATGGATGAATTGAAGCCGTGCCCATTTTGCGGGGATGAAGCGGAGCGTATTTCAAATAATGGGCTATTTGGTGTGCACTGTAAATGCGTCAATTGTATTGCGTTTGACATTGAGCCACAGTATCGTGACCGGCGCCTTGCAGATAAAGATTGGAACAGGAGGCCCGACCATGGCACTGATTGAGCGGGAGGCGGCGAAGGCCAAGGTAGCAGAGACTATCCTGGGTGCTTCTGAGTTCGCCGAAGATATGCGGCAGGCGTGTTATAACGCGATTGACGCTGTACCCACCATCGACGCCGCGCCGGTAGTGCATGGGAGGTGGACTTTTGGCGGAGATGGGATTATTCAATGCTCATTATGCGAAATGACATACCCATCACAAGGAGCGTTCAAGAAGGCGTTTTATCCTATGCATTACTGCCCCAACTGCGGCGCTCGAATGGACGGAGGCGAGGAACATGAGGCTAGGTGATTTGGATGCGGCGAAGAGCCTGCTGTTGAACTACTATCCATGCGTGAACGAGAACGCCGCCAAGCACAACTACATGGGGGACACACTCATGTCCTACGAAGTGGCGGACATGATTGAGGACTGTATTGAAAATACGCCCACCATCGACCCCATCCACGCGGCGGGCGGGTGCTATTGCGGGGAGTGTTGTTTCAAGGACACTTTCGATTGCCCGGCATCCAAAAACGGATATACATTTCCCGGAATGGAGCATTGCAGCTACGGCGAACCGATGGAGGCGCAGGACGATGGCTGAGAAACGGTCATGTGAAAACTGCGGCAATGTAAGATGCGTCAACAGCCCGATTGCTATTTGGTGGCACGAATGCGTGGATAGCGGGTTCACAAAGCACTGGATGCCCCTGCCTCCGAAGGAGGTCGTCCATGATTGACCAGGACGAGACCCGCATGGAGGCCACCCGTGATGTTGCTGACTGACCACGACCTCTCCGCCCTCTCTACGGCCCTGAGAGAGTGCAAGCCGCTGACCCTTCCGACGTTCGTTATTGGAGACCGCAAAATCTGTATTTCGGTTTGTCCTGCATCCCCTGCGTGGCCTGTGGAGATGCTGGTCAGGGTTGAGATGTGGTGGCCGGGATGGTATTTGAGCAAGTATTGCGAGAGTGCGGAGGAGGCTGAGGAGGTTATCAATGAGCAAACCTAGGTACAAGTGGTGGGGATATGTCAAGAACGTCATTAGAGACTACCCGCGCCTGAAACGATGGCATGACGAGCTGATGGGAGAGACCACCTTGACAGCGGCCTACGGAAGCACAGGGGGAGGGAGACCCAGCGAAGTCAGTAACCCTACATATCAGGTAGCCACCAGGGAGATGCCCAAGCAGGAGCAGAGAGAGTACGAAGCCGTCAGGAGGGCGATTGAGGCCACTGAGCGCAAGCACGATGGCAAGATACGCCTGGGCGTTATCCGCATGGTCCTCTTGGATGGAACCCATACCCTGGAAGGGGCGGCACTGGCGGCTCCAATGTCGTATCAAAGCGCACGCGATAAACTGGCGGACTTCATACGGGTTGTCGCCAAAAACTTGGGATTTTTATAAAATTAGTCACAAGAGCCAAAAAACAGGTGTACTATGGCATCATGAAAAACAGCGGGAAGCGGGATATACCTGCCCCATGTTTGTAGTCGCCCCGGCCCGGCGGGATATCCGGGACGGCCCGCAGGACAGCCGTAACCCTGCACTATAGCCCTGAGTGGGCTATACGTCTCCATCATCTGCATGAGGGTGGCGGAGGCCCGAGCGATGTGATATGATATCCGAGAGGTGAGAGGGATGGACGAATTACTTCCGTGTGCCCACTGTGGTTGCACAGAGACCGCAGAGTGGGAAGACGGCGAGGGCATCTATTACATCGCGTGCACAGCCTGTTCGGAGAATGTCTTTGGGACAAGCCGTGAGATGGCGGTTGAGGAATGGAATAGAAGACCAGAATAAAAAGCCGCCAGGGGACCTCAATCCTCTGGCGGCGCTGTATTTGAGAGTGGGGCAATCCGTTCACAGCTCATCCTTCTTGGACGGGAAGAGTTCGTCTAAAGAAATCCCCAATGCGTCACAAAGCACCCGGGCGGTGGAAAGACGGCAGTCACCGCGGGCCTCAATGTCTTGAATCGTGCGTAGAGATACGCCGCTGATTTGTGACAACTTGGCGGCAGACAGGCCGAGTTCCTTTCGTATCTCTTTAAGTCTCATCCGTTTCACCTCTGACGAGCCGGAGCACAATGAGGGTGAGCAGGGCGCAGCTATGGAGGATGACCAAAGCCCTGTTGATGATATTCCAGTGGCACAAGCTGGCAATTCCAACGTTGACCGGAAGGAGCAAGGTCAAAAACAATCTGGCATTCATGTTGCACCATCCTTTCGTTTCGGTTATAATGGCCTTAGCAAGGGGGAGGGCTAGTCCCCCTTGCCAGGCCGTTGGCTAAGACTTGATTGCTGTGATGATAGAAGCTATTGCGATGATGGCTTGAATCACGAGGGCGATTATGGTTTCTGCTGATGGCCTTTTCTTTTGCCGTTTACGCTTCCTCATCGGGTTTCACCTCCTTTCCTATGGTCTTATTATAGCACGTAAATGCGTGTAAGTCAAGCGTTTGGATGAAATAAAACAGAAAATATTCTTAGAGCTGTCTGCATTTGCGGGCGGCTCTTTTTGATGTCGGGGGAGGTGGTGATATGAGTGCAATCCCTTTTTACGACGGTAGCGCGTGGCGGAGATTGCGCCGTGAGGTTATGCGGGACGACCATAATGAGTGCCAGATATGCAAAGCCAGGCACAAGCACACCAAAGGGGTAATCGTCCACCATATCTATCATCTGGAGGACTATCCCCAATGGGGGCTGATGAAGTATGTTATCGACCCGGTAACGGGGGCGGAGGTACGGAACCTCATCACGGTATGCAGAGAGTGCCACGAGACTGTATGCCACCCTGAGAAGACCTGGACGGCGGAGCGCAAAGAGCCGGTGACGGAGGAGAGGTGGTAGCCCCCCGGTCGGAAAAATCGGAGTTTAAGGCGGGACCTCCTACTCGGTATGGCTCTAGACAAGAGAGGAATCCACGCGCACACGATAGGAATTTTAGAAAGGCGGTGATGAGGAATGGCAAATCGGGATGAGATACGGCAGGACCTGCTTGACCAGTTGGAGCGAAACGGGACTGTGGGCAAGTTCTACATGGACTTGGTGGAGGATTACATGGGCCTTTACGACGTCAAGACCGGCCTGTTTGCGGATATCCGGGAGCGGGGGGAGAAGGTTCCGGCGGTGACGGCGGCGGGCCTGGAGACGGGGAAGAAGACCAACGATTCGGTGACTGACCTCCTGAAGGTCAACGCCCAGATGCTCAAAATTATGGACAGCCTGGGGCTGGATACCGACCAGCCGACCAATACCGGCGGTGATGGCGATGGTGACGCCGACCGGCTGTAGGTACATTGACGACTACATCGTATCTGTTCGCAGTGGAGCACGGCCGGCGTCCAAGGAGATGCGGCAGGCGGTGGAGTATATCAGCGACAAGCTGTCTGATCCGGGGGTGGTCATTGACACGGCCAAGACGGAGCGGGCCAGAGAGCTGATTGAAAAGTACTTCGATATGACGCTGATGGACTGGGAGCTGTTCGTGCTGGCGCTGGTACATTGCTGCTACGCAGACGATACGCTGGTTTTCACGGAGTTCTTTATCATGATGGGGCGCGGCAACGGAAAGAACGGCTTCATATCCGGGCTGGCATGGTATCTCACCACCCCGGACCACGGCATTCAGGGTTATAACGTGGATATCATCGCAAACAGCGAGGACCAGGCGAAGACCTCCTTTGAGGACGTATACGAGATGCTTGACCGCAACTGGGCAAAGCTCAAGCGGTTTTTCTATAAGTCCAAGGAACTGATTAAGTCCTTGAAGACCGGCAGTTACATCAAATTCAATACCTCCAACGCCCGCACGAAGGACGGCAAACGCTCCGCCTGCCTCATCTTTGACGAAGAGCACGAATATGAGAATGACGACAGCATCCGGGTATTTAAGTCCGGCTTCGGCAAAAGGAAGCACAGCAGGGTTTTTAAAATCACCACCAACGGCTACGTTCGGGACGGCGTGCTGGACAAGGACCTGGAAATTGCCCACGCGGTTCTGAACGGGGAAATAGAGCACAGCCGCCTTTGCCCGCTGATATACAAGGCGGACGGGGAAGAGGACGTAGGCGATAAAAACGCCTGGGTTAAGGCCTGCCCGTCCCTTCCGTACCTGGACAACCTCCGTATCCAGATGGACCAGGAGTTCGCGGCCCTGTCCTACGATAAGAGCGTGGAGCTGGACTTCTACACCAAGCGGATGAACCTTCCACGTTCCAACATGGAAATCGCCGTTACGGAATGGGACAATATCGCGTCCACCAACAGGCCGCTGCCGGACCTTTGCGGAATGACCTGTACGGTAGGCATCGACTTTGCCTCTATCCGGGATTGGGCGGCGGTCAATTTCCACTTTCGGAGAGGGGATGAGCGCATTGACATCGGTCACTATTGGCTGTGCCTGCGCAACCCTGACTTGAACCGGGTCAAGGCCCCGTGGCGGGAGTGGGCGGACATGGGTTTGGTGACGCTGGTAGACGATGTTGAGATACACCCGGAGCTTTTAACGGAGTACATTGCCAAGACCGCACAGGATTACTACGTGAAGATGCTGGCCCTGGACAACTTCCGTTACGGGCTGATGAAGGACGCGCTGCTGAAAATCGGGTTTGGGGCGAAGGAGTACGGCAACGTCTGCCTGGTCCGTCCCAGCGACATCATGAAGACTCAGCCGATTATCGATAGCTGTTTCAATAACCAGTGGTTCACCTGGGGGGACAACCCGCCGCTGAGGTGGGCCACCAACAATACCATGCTTGTCCGGTCGGGCCGTAAAGAGGGCACCGATACGGGCAATTTTTATTACGCGAAAATCGAGGCCAAGAGCAGGAAGACGGACCCGTTTATGGCGCTGGTGGCGTCGATGTGCGTCGAGGAAGACAACATATTCTATGCGCCGGGCGCGCTGCCAGACCTGAGCGTTATCATCGGATGAGAGGAGGACAACGATTGGCATTCAGTTTTTTTAAATGGCTGGCGGCGAAGGCCGGGGCAAAGCCGGAGCCGGTTACAGGTACAGAGTTTTTCGACCTCGCCACCGACCTCTACATCCGGGAGCTGGCCTTCCAGGCCTGCGTCAACCTGACCGGGAACGCACTGAGCAAATGTGAGTTTAAGACCTACGAGGGCGACAAGGAGGTGAAGGGGCCGGAGTATTACCTGTGGAACATTGAGCCGAACCAGAACCAGAACAGCACGGCGTTTCTCCACAAGCTGGTGCATCAGCTTTATAACACCAGGACGGCCCTTGTGGTGGAGAACGGCGGCAGGCTCTATGTGGCGGACAGCTACGCCCGGAAGGAGTACGCGCTGTATGAGGACCTGTTCGAGCAAGTGACGGTGGGCGACTTCACGTTTAACCGCACGTTTTCCCAGCACGAGGTGCTGTTCTTCGAGCTGACCAGCGCGGATATGCGGCAGATTACCAAAGGGCTGTACCTGTCCTATGGCAAGCTCATCGCCTACGGCATGAAGGGCTACCAGAAGTCCAGGGGCACCAAGGGCACCATGGAAATAGACGCTCAGCTTATGGGGGACAAGCGGTTTAAGGACCAGTACGAAGTGATTCAAAATGAGGGATTCAGACGGTTCGCTGAGGCGGAGAATGCGGTTTTGCCCCTGTACAAGGGGATGAGGTTCGACGAGCTGGCGGTCAAGACCTACAGCTCCGATACCACGCGGGATATCCGCAGCATGATTGACGATGTGACCGATTTCACGGCGCGGGGGTTTGGCATTCCGCCCCCGCTGCTGAACGGGTCTGTACAGGACGTCAGCTCCGCCACGGACCAGCTCCTGACCTTCTGTGTGGACCCGCTGGCCGACAACATCCAAGAGGAGATTATACGCAAGCGGTACGGGCGGTCCGCGCTGTCCCGCGGCAGCTATATCAAGATTGATACCACGGCAATTAAACACATTGATTTGCTCTCCAACTCCGGCAACATTGATAAGCTGGTTTCCTCCGGCGTGGTCTGCATCAACGACATCCGCGCCATTCTGGGACAGCCGCTGATTATGGAGCCGTGGGCCTGGGAGCACTTCATAACCAAGAACTACGCGACCGTAGAAGAAATTCTAAAAGCACTCAAAGGAGGTGAGACGAATTGAGGAAGTACTATCAATTGGTGGTTGACGAGGAGGCCCGGACAGCGGATATCAACATCTACGGCGATATTACGTCCTGGCCCTGGCTGGAGAGCGACGTGAGCGCCTACGGCCTGTCCCGTGAGATTGCGGGGCTGGATGTGGATGTCATCAACGTGTACATCAACTCCTACGGCGGCGAGGTGGCGGAGGGCCTGGCAATTTACAATTCCCTGAAACGCCATAAGGCGAAGGTCAAAACGGTGTGCGACGGCTTTGCCTGCTCCATTGCCTCCGTTATCTTCGCGGCCGGCGACGAGCGCGTGATGAACGCGGCGTCCCTGCTGATGATTCACAACGCATGGACGCACGCCGAGGGCAACGCCAATGACCTGCGCAAGCAGGCCGACGATCTGGACACCATCACCCAGGCGGCGGTCACGGCATACCTGAACTGCGCGAATATCACTGAGGACAGGGTGCATGAGCTGATGGATGCGGAGACATGGATTCTCCCGGCGGACGCCCTTGAAATGGGCTTTGCAACATCCGTTGTAAATGAGACCGCCAAGGCCCCCAGCCAGTCCGCCCGGAAGCTGGTCTTTGACCGGCTGACGGAGAAGAGCGCCGAGCCTGAGCCGCCCGCGGACCCAACCCCGGCAGAAAAGACAGTATCCGCTTTTTTAAATGCGCTGTGCGCGAAGAAAGGAAGATGACAATGAAAAACCTTGACCAGCTCCAGAAGGAGCGCAACGACATCATGCAGCGCATGGCCGACGCCGTGCGCGAGGACAACACCGAGAACTTCACCCAGGCGTGGAACGACCTGGCCGACGCTATTCAGGAGCGCGTCATCGGCGACGTGAAGGAGATGCAGGCCCAGCAGGACAACAGCATCCTCGCCGCCCGCGGCTGCCGGGTGCTGACCTCCCAGGAGAAGCAGTACTACGAGAAGGTCATCGACGCCATGCGGACCGACCTTCCCAAGCAGGCCCTCACCAGCATCAACACCGTCCTTCCTGAGACCGTCATTGACGCGGTGTTCGAGGATGTTAAGAGCAGCCACCCCCTGCTGAGCGCCATCAACTTCCAGAACACCGGGGCGCTGGTGAAGATTATCCTCTCCACCACCGGCGGCGTCGCCAAGTGGGGCACCCTGGACCACACCATTACCAGTGAGCTGTCCGCCAACTTCCTGGAGATGGACCTGACCCTGGCAAAGCTGACCGCGTTTATCCCCATCAACCGCTATATGCTGGACCTCGGCCCCGCGTGGCTGGACCGCTACGTCCGTGAGCTGCTGACCGAGGCCCTGGCCGTACAGCTTGAAGTCGGTATCGTGGACGGCACCGGCAAGGATATGCCCATCGGCATGAACCGCAAGCTGACCGGCGCGGTGGACGGCGTGTACTCCGCAAAGGACACGGTAACGATTACCGACCTGTCTCCCGTCTCCTACGGCGCTATCCTGGACACCCTGACCAAGGGGCCGAACAGCCGCCGCCGCGCCGTGGACTCCGTGATTCTGGTGGTGAACCCCTCCGACTACTTCACGAAGGTGTTCCCTGCGACCTGCGTCCGGGCGACTGACGGGACCTACAACCACGACGTATTCCCGTTCCCCACCACTGTGATTCAGTCCGTCGCCGTCCCTGCCGGTAAGGCGGTCATGGGCATCGCAAGCAAGTACTTCATGGCTGTCGGCACGCAGAGCGGCGGCAAGATTGAGTACTCCGACGAGTACAAATTCCTGGAGCAGGTACGGACCTACGCCATCTTCCTGTACGGCTATGGCCGGGCCATGGACGAGAACGCCTTTGTGTATCTGGATATCTCCGGCCTCAAGCCCTATGTGCTGACGGTGAAGACCGAGACTGCGCCGGCGGGAAACTGACACGGGCGCTGACCGCTGAGCCTGCCTACACCCCCGACGACCTCGCGTCCATGACCAAGGCCCGGCTCTTGGCCGTGGCCGGGGAAGTCGGGGCGGTGGGGGTCAGCACCCAAAACACCAAGGCTGAGATAACGGCGGCTATCCTGGAGGTGGTCTGATGGACGAGCTTTTGGCCGCGGCGAAAAACTACCTGGATATCACCTGGGAGGACCAGGAGGGCGACAAGAAGCTGAGCGGTATTCTGGAGCGCGGGAAGACCTATCTGAACCGTATCGCCGGGGAAGACCTGGACTTTTCTGAGGGGACCCGTGGCCGTGAGCTCCTGCTGGACTACACCCGGTACGTCCGGGCAGGGTGCCTCCAGGACTTCGCCGGGGACTTTTCCATGGAGCTGAACACCCTGAACGTGGAATGCGAGGTGAGGCGCTATGCCGGGCAAAGCCAAGCCGCAGACCTTTAACGACGGAATAATCTCCATCTACGCGCTGAAAAATACCGCGCTGCCCGGTATGCGGCCGCAGAGCAGATTGGAGCCGGTCAGTCCTCCGCTGCGGTATGAGGAGCGCACCGTGGGGTCCCGCCGGTACTATGACGCAAAGGCTGTGCAAGTGCGGGTGGACAGGGTGCTGCGGGTACAGCGGCGCCCCGGCGTCCTGACGGACCAGATTGCGGTGACGGCGGACGGGGAGCAGTACACCGTCCGCCAGGTGCAATTTCCAGTGGACGTCTCGCCTCAGTGCGCGGACCTGTCGCTGGAGCGCGTCAAAGAGGAGGACCGCTATGACCTTGATTGAGTTTGCCGCCGTGCTTGCGGGGGTGGGTGTGCCGGTGCATCACAACACCGCGCCGGAGCTGCCGGGGAGCCGGTATATTGTCTGGCAGGAGTACGGCGGCCGGTTCAGTTATGGGGACAACACCCCGGGAGAGGGTGTGCGGAGAGTCCAGGTTGATTTCTATACCAAGATTGAGCTTGACCCATCCCTGCCCGCCCTGCTGGCCGCTCTGGACGGGGCGGATATTGCCCACAGATACCCGGAGACCACCTTTGACGAGGAGCAGGCCTGCGACCGTCACATCATTGAGTGCGAGGTGATGTAATGGCGAAGCTGAGCGCAAACGGCCTGGAAGGGCTGGAGATGAGCCTGCGGGAGCTTGCGCAACTGCCGGACGACGTGGCAAGCGAAATGCTCCTTGCCGAGGCGGCGGTGATTAAACGCGCCCAGAGGCAGAAGGGCGAGGCATACGGAGTCCACCGCACCGGCGTTACGCTCTCGTCCATCACCCACGGAAAAGTGAAGACCGAGAAGGACGGCAAGGCCGTATATGTCTATCCGCGAGGGACCAATAAAAACGGCGCCAGGAACTCGGAAGTGGCTTTTGTGAATGAATACGGGAAAAAGGGACAGCCCCCACGGCCATTTATCCGCGACGCGAACGAGGCGGCGGCAGATGAGGCGGTAGGTCAGGCTGAGAAGATATACCGCCAATGGCAAGATAAAAACGACTTATGAACTGGAGGAATAGAATATGGCTAATTTCGGTGCAAAGTATCCCTGCTTCGCCCCCTTCAAGGGTGTGGAGCCTACGAACGCCCTGCCCAAGTACGATGCAAAGGTAGTGGTGGGCAAGCTGGTATCCGCCAACCTGACGGTGAATCTCGCCAGCGGCGAGCTGTATGCCGACGACGCCCTGACTGAGCAGCTCAGCGAGTTCGCCAGCGGCACTATCGCCATGGAGACGGACGATATGCTGGACGACGTGGCCGCCGTGGTCTACGGCGCGACTGCCGCTGAGAAGAAGGTTACATACAACAAGGGCGACACGGCCCCTTATGGCGGCCTGGGGTATTTCAAGACCCTCATGCGGGACGGCGCGAAGTACTACAAGGGCTACTTTTATCCCAAGGTGCGGGCGGCCCTGGGCAACGACAACGCCCAGACCAGGGGCAGCTCCATCACCTTCGGCACCAGCAACACCACGTTTACCGTCTTCGCCGCCAATACCGGCGACTGGCGGATTACCGAGACCTTCGACAGCGAGGCGGAGGCAAGGGCGTGGGTGGACGAGCAGTTGGCGCCCGAGGCTGTCACGCCCGGAAGCTGAGCACAGGGGGAGGGGGCGGCGCTGCTGTCCTCTCCCTACTTTTTAAGGCGGTGAAGAGATGAAAGCAGTCAAGGTAGACGTCGGCGGTGAGGAGTATTATCTGCTGTTCAACGGCGCGGCAATGTTTGAGGTGGATGAGCGGTTTGACAGCTCCGCGAAGCTGCTTGACCTACTGAATCAGAACAGCCGGTCCATGTTCGACGCCCTCTGCTGGTTGGTGGCGCTCCTGGCGGAGCAGGGGGAGCTTGTGCGGCGCTGCATGGGGTACGACCCCGGAGAGATGCTGAGCGAAGAGACAATCAAGGCCCTGGCAACCCCCACCGACATAATGGAGCTGAGGCGGGCCGTGGTCAATGCAATCATGCTGGGCTATGGCCGGGAGGAAGGGGAAGGCGGAGAAGTGGACCTCGGCCTCGCTGAACTCAATCAAAAAAAAAGAAAACGATGACCCCCGCGCGCTATCTGCGCATGGGGGCCACCGTTGGATTCGGGGCAAAGGAGACCATGATGATGTGCCCAGGCGTGGTCTTCGACGCCTTTGAACTGTATTTGCAGGAGCATGGGGTTAAGCGGGATAACGCGGACTGATTACATAATTGGCTTTAAGTACTCTCCGTCGCGGACGCTTAGTTTCTTGCACACTGGACATTTAAAGTTCTGAGCAGTTTTCCCCAACTGGGAGAGTTTCCCGCAGTGTGGGCAGTAAACGTCCTGCGTCCCTGTAATCTTTTGTATGCCGACGCCTAGGATGGCAACCGACCCAACTAAAGCGAAAATGCCCAAGATTAAAAAGACTATAAGAAATATAACGCTTCCAATTAATCCGATTATCCCAATCACAATTAGGGTAACACCAAGGCCATAATTAGTCTGGACATCTCCGATTTTCGTAGGCGTTGGCACTGGGGCTTGCGGCTGTGCGGGGGCAGAGGATAAGGCATAACCACAGTGTGGACAAGAAGGTGTGGTCTCAGAAATTTGCTTTCCGCATTCAGGGCAGGAAATGAGGGCCATGATAATACCTCCCAACACTTTGTTACTAAATTCTACCACATACCAAAATATAAGTCACGGAAAATTTTTGCATGACGTTATGGGAGTTGCCCTGCATTAAGTGGGGCGTCTTTGCGTTCGAATGAGGTGCACAGCTATGGCGACAAGGACCATATCAACAAGGCTTGCCATTGAGGGCGAGTCGGAATATAAGCAGAAGCTGGCGGAGGTCAACAACTCTCTAAAGACCATGGGGTCGGAGATGGCCCTGCTGGAAAGCAAGTACCGGGAGAACGCCAACAGCCTGGAAGCGCTCACGGCCAAAGGGGAGCTTTTGAGCCGGGAGCAGGAGACGCGGAGACAGAAGGTGGCGTCTCTCCAGTCTGCGCTCGAAAACGCAAGGGCCGCAGAACAGAAGTATGCGGATCAGGTCTCCGCGGCCAAGGAGAAAGTAGCAGGCGCGGAGAGGGCTTTGGAGGAGCTGAAAAGGTCTACCGGGGACACCACTACCCAGCAAAAGGCCCTTTCGGATGAGCTGAAGAAGTATCAGGAGGAGCTTAAAAAGGCCGAACAATACCAGAGCGCCGCCGGGAGGGGCGTGGAGGACTGGAAGAGGCAGTTAAACTATGCCCAGCGCGATTTGAATGAGCTGGATGCAGAGGTGCAGCGCAACAACAGATACCTCGATGAGGCCCGGCAGAGTGCCGATGGGTGCGCCTCATCTATTGACCGCTTTGGACGCGAGGTCAGGGACGCCGGAGACGATTCCGACGATTTCGGACAGAGAAGCAGCGAGGCGGTTGATACCCTGGCGTCCGCCCTGGCCGCGGCGGGTGTGGCCGCTACAATTAAAGAGATTTCCAGCGCCCTGATGGACTGTGTAGACGCGGCGGTGACATTTGAGAACAGTATGGCGGAGGTCTTCACGCTCCTGCCGGACTCCACCGCCCAGGCACGGGAGAAGATGTCGGCGGATATGCTGCAATTCTCCTCTGACATGAACGTCCTTACCGAGGACGCTGTGCCCGCATTGTATCAGGCCATTTCCGCCGGAGTGCCGGATGAGAATGTGTTCGCGTTTATGGAGGTGGCGCAGAAAGCCGCCGTTGGCGGAGTGACGGAGCTGAAGACCTCCGTTGATGGCCTCACCTCCATAGTGAACGCCTACGGCAGTGCCAATCTGTCCGCACAGGAAACGGCGGATATGCTGTTTACGGCTGTGAAACTGGGCAAGACGGATTTTACACAGCTTGCCAGCTCCATCTATAACGTCGTGCCCCTCGCGGCAGCGTCCGGCGTAAAGCTGAACGATATTGCCGCCGCGCTGGCCGCCATCACTGCAAAGGGTACGCCGACCAGCGTCGCCACGACCCAACTACGGCAAGTGCTGGCCGAGCTGACCAAAGAGGGCTCACAGGTCGATAAGATTTTTAAGGAAATCGCCGGGGAGGGTTTCACGCAGTTTGTGGCGGCTGGCGGGAATCTACAGGACGCTTTACAGCTCCTTGAGAAGAAGGCCGCCAGCTCCAACGTGAGCATCAGCAATATGTTTTCCAGTGTGGAGGCCGGGCAGGCGGCACTCTCCCTGACCGGCAGCGGAACGCAGAAGTTTACGGAAGCGCTGGAGGCTATGGAGAACTCGGCGGGGGCGGTAGACGCCGCATATGAGACCATGGCCGATACCGCCGAGTATCAATCCCAGAGGGTCCAGACGGCTTTCGGGAACCTAAAGACCAGCATTGGCACAGTGTTGATGCCCACGTTTAAGCAGTTGTCGTCCACTGCGGCTGATAGCCTGAAATGGACGGACGACCTCATTAAACAGCATCCTTGGATTATACAAGCCCTTACTGCGGTAACGATTGGCATTGGCACCCTAGCTGCTGGTGTGGCCGGGTATACATTAGTGACAAATATTGCAGCGGCTGTGCAGACGGCCTTTAACACTGCGATAGGCGCGACAATAGGCCCAATCATGCTTGTAGGTGCGGCGCTTGCCACCCTTATAGCCGCGATAGCCCTTTTTTCAACCTCCACAGATGACGCAACCGCGCGGACCAAAGAGCTGACAAAAAGCGTCCAGGAGTCCCGCGAGGCATTCCAGGAGACAGCCGACGGCATCAAGGAGTCCAAGGACAATACCCTTGATTTGGTCTCCGCGTTGGAGTCCGCTATGGCCGAAGAAGAGAAAACAGCGGCCAGCAAGGCGGTCATCCTGGAGTTGGTGGAACAGCTCAACGAGGCCGTGCCGGACCTGGCGCTGGCATATGACGAGGAGACTGACAGCCTCATCTCCACGGCGGACGGCGCAAAGGTAACAGCCGACGCCCTGCGTACTCTGGTAGAAGCTGAGGCAGAGCGGCAGATGCAGGCCGAGAACTTCCAGCGTCTGGTTGACCTGAAGAAGCAGGAGCAGGAGCTGGACCGCCAGTTGGTGGAGGCGGAGGACGCGCTTACCGCTGCAAAGGAGCGGCAGATGGAGGCCAGCGGTATCGGTATGTCCGCAGGCTACGGCTATGCCGCAATGGTCAACAGCGCGGCGAAGGACGTCAGCAACGCACAGAAGAACATCGACGCCCTCACAGAGGAGCAGGAGAAGAACCGCGCGGAGGCCGAAGAGCTGGAAGCGCAGTACAACAGCTATACAGAGTCGGTAAAGGGAGCGACGGATGCATCCAAGGGGCAGGAGGAGCAGACCCAGGATACGACTGCCACCCTGGAGGAGCTGACCAAGGCGTCAAAAGAAGTGACCGGCGTAACGGAAGCCTTGGCAGGAGCGCAGGATAACCTTTCCGCCGCCCTGAAAGAGCAGCAGGAAAAAGGGTCTCTATCCCTGGACACAACCCTGGATCTCATTGACTCCGGGTATGCGGCAGCACTCTCTATCGACGAAGAGACTGGCGCGATTACCCTGAACAAGGACGCCTACATTGCCATTACAAAGGCCAAGATTGAGGAACAGATAACGACCCTGGAGGCCCAGCAGGCCAGCGTGAACGCTGCCATTGACCTGCGGAAAGAGGCATATCAGGCCACTGAGACAGCGGTCGGGTATCTGGAGCTGGCGAGGGCGCGCCGGGCCGCCAAAGCGGAAGCGTCCGACAAGGAACTGAACGACCTGAAGGCGCAGTCTGCGGCTTACGACGCGCAGATTGCATCCCTCAAAGCCGCGCAAAAATCACTTGGGTCCTATTCCGGGGCCGTGGCCTCGTCTGCCAGGGCATCCTCTTCCGCGTCCAGGAAGGTGAAGACCCAGGCGGAGAAGGACCTGGCGTCCTACAAGGAGCTGAAAGCCACCCTTGACCATGAGCGGTCTATGGCGGACAAGGACGATGTGGAGGCCGAAGAGCGCTACTACGCGAAGCTGAAAGGGCTGCGGGACGGGTACCTGACAGACACCTCCAATATTGACGAGTACCGCCGCGTCACGGAGGAGCTGCACAAGCACGAGGTTGAGCTGGCCGAAGAGGCGGCAGATGAGCAAAAACGCATCAACGACGAGAAGCTGGAGGCATACCGGGAGGAAATCGAAAAGGCGGAGCAGGCCTATAAGGATAGTATGGCGGCCATGGCGGACGCCTCCCGGGAGAAGCTGGACACGATACAGCAGGCCTATGACGACCTGATGGTGAAACAGAACGCCATGTCCAAGAAGCTGCAAGAGTATGGGGAGCTGTTCTCCAAGACGACCACAGACGCGGGGACCAGCTACGAGTTAACTGATATCCAGGAGCAGATTGATACGCTCAACAAATACGACGAAACCCTTTCCAAGCTGAAAGAGAACGGGATTTCGGGCGGACTCCTTGACGAAGTGGTCGGCATGGGCATTGACGACGCCATCGGATACGGTCAGAAGCTCCTTGAGATGGCTGAGAAAGATGACGGTGCATGGGAGGAGTACAACGCCGCCTGGGAGAGGAAGAACACACTCGCGGTTGAGACGGCGGAGAAGTTCTACCGGGAGCAGGCGGACGCCCTGACGAAGCAGTATGACGATGAGCTGAAGCGGTTTTACGACGAGTTGAAAAGCGGCGCCTTTGACGCCGGAGCGGAGGCCGTCGGAGAGCTTGCGGACGGCATGAACGAAAAGCGGCAGGAGGCCATTGCCGCCGCCGCCGCGCTCGTGGCTGAGCTGGAGCAGGAGTTTAAGGGCATGAGCATCACCGGGGCAAGGGTGGACGGTTCCCACGCCGGGGGCCTCTCCTATGTCCCCTACGACGGCTATCTCGCGGAGCTGCACAAGGGGGAGCGGGTGCTGACGGCGGACGAGGCCAAGGCATTTATCGCCGCCTCCATGCCGCGCCGGTACGACGTGCCCCAGCAGGGCGGCGGGCAGATGGCCCAGCTCCAGGGGATGATGCAGACGGTCCTCCAGAATCAGGCGGCGCGGCAGGAGAGCAACACGCCCATTCTGATAGAGGCGGTCATTGAGATGGACAACGAGGTCGTCGCCCGGAAGCAGCTCACCTACAACCGCCGGGCGGAGCGGCTGCAAGGGAAATCGTTCGTGGACAGGGGGTAGTGTATGACGTTTCAGATTGACGGGGTGGACTTCTCCAGAAACATCTATCGGTACGGGTTCACCGTGCAGTACGAAAAGGTCTACGGCAAGAACGGCGGCCAGATGCTGGACGGCACGGAGGTGGTGGACCTTGTGCGGGTGAGAAAGGTGTTGACCGCCGCCTGCAACCCGCTTACGTCGGCGCAGTTGTCCACCCTGGCGGAGGTATGCAGGCGGGAGTATGTGGCCGTCCGCTACACGGACCCGGCGGAGGGCGGAGACGTCAGGATTGACGCCGTGCCGTCGCTGTCGGTGGTCAACAAGTCCCTCGTCTCAAACGGGGTCACACACTGGACGGACGCGGTGATAACGCTGAGGGAGCGGTGACATGGCGAGAGATAAGGTAATCGTAAACGGCGAGGTCTTCACGGAGGAAAGGCTTCTATCCGGGAGCTGCTTTATCGGCAGCTCCATCGCCGGGGACGAGCTGACGGTGGACACGATGGGGGCCACGGTGGACTGTTCCGCCGAGGTCCCCACACTCTTTGCCCCGGCGGACGCCGACGGGCTGCTGACGGTGGAGGATGAGCTGTTCGGCGTGAAGCCCTATCTCCGCCTCCTGACCGCGGACCCGGCGCAGTTTGCCTACGGGCAGGCCGTGGAGTACTGGCGGGACGAGGCGCTGTTTGCGGTGTTCTACATGTCCTCCATCAAGCGGACGGGGAAGTATACCTACACGATATCCTGCACCTCCGCCATCGGCCTGCTGGACAACAGCACCCATTACGGCGGGCTGTACGACGGGGAGCCGATGGAAAACATCCTGGCCGATATCGTGGCCGGGATTGCGGAGTATACCGTGGACCCCATCTTCGTGGGCCTGCCTGTCTACGGCTGGCTGCCGGTGGGCACACGACGGGAGAACCTTCACCAGCTTCTGTTTGCCGTGGGGGCCAATGTCCGAAAGAACCCGGACGGCACGCTCTACATCACGGCCCTCAGCGACGTGGGACCGGCGGAAATCCCGGACGGGCGGCTGTTTTTGGGCGGCAAGGTGGACTACGGGACCCCGGCGACCAGCGTCGCCATATCGGAGCACGCCTACATCGCCTACGAGACGGACGATACCACGACGCTCTTTGAGGGCGAGGCCGCGGCAGAGCCTATCATCTCACCCAAGGGCGTGAGCCTTACCGGCGTCCTGGTGCTGTTCAGCGGGCCGATGCACGACCTCACTATCGAGAACGGGGCCATTCTGGAGAGCGGCGTCAACTATGCGGTCATCGACCAGAGCAGCGACTGCAAGCTGACGGGGCAGAGATACACCCACACCACCCGCGTGATTACCCGCGGGACCGGGCAGACCCGGAGCCTTGTTACTCAGAAGGACAATGAGGTGACGGTCAAGGACGCGACGCTGGTCTCCCTGGCGAACTCCGAAAACGTGGCGGACCGGGTGATGGCCTACTATGGCAGCATTCGGACCGTCCGCACGGATATCATAGCGGGCAGCGAGCGGCCCGGCGACCCTGTGAGCTTCAAGGACCCCTTTGACCAGCGCATGAACGCATTTATTAAGGGCATGGACATCTCCATGAGCCATATTCTGCGGGCGTCCACGGACTTTGCGGTGGGCTATGTGCCGACCGGCATCGGGAACTTCTACAACAACTCCGCCCTCGTGACCCGGAACGGGACCTGGACCGTCCCGGAGGGCGTGACCAAAATCCGCGTGGTGCTCATCAGCGGCGGCCAGGGCGGGCAGTCCGGCAATCCGGGCGTGAGAGGCGAGGGGTATTTTAACGTCCGCGTCATGGGCAAGGGCGGTCCCGGAGGCGCGGGGGGCAATGGCGGTGCGGGCGGCAAGGTATACGTCGTCACCGTCAACGTCACGCCGGGGCAGGTGTTCCGGGTCGGAATCGGCACGGGCGGCACGGGCGGCGTCTGCACCCAGGACGGACCCGCAGAGGGGGCGTTGGGCGGGAATACCACCTTCGGCGCTTACAGCTCTGCGGACGGCAAGCCCAGCGACAAGGGCTACAGCAACCTGTTCGACGGCGATATCTACGCGCTGCCGGGCGGCGGCGGAATGGCAGGCTGTAAGGGGTCCGGCTCCGAGGGCTACGGACCGTCCCTGACGGTTGACGGCGTGACCTACACCACCGGCGCAACCGGCGAGACCGTAGAGGACTTCCGGGGGCGCGGCGGAGGCGGCGCGGGCGGCGGTGCGGCTTACGGCGCCAACGGCAGC